CTCGCCGCCGTCCGCAGCCTCATCGACGACATGCGGGGTGCGGCATGAGCGCCTCCACTCGCCTCGGCTTCCGTCCGGCCGCCACCCAGCCGGGCCTGTCGCCCGCGGATCGCGCCGCGCACGACCTGGCCACGTTCGTCCGCCGGCCGCTCGCAGCCGACGACCACAGCAAGACGAAGGACGAGCTGCCCCGCCGGCCGCGCGGCCCGCACCCGTACCGGACGGCGGTCGCCGCGTGAACGCCTACGCCCCGCTGCACGGCCCGGACGCCACCGCCCCGGACGTCCACACCGTCGACCTGGCGCTGCACATGGCCCACGAGGCCATCGACCGCACCGCGCTCAAGAACGTCCACAGCCCCGGCCAGATGCTGATGGCCGCCACCGAACTCGACTTCGCGCTGCGCCAGCTCGTCACTGCGGTCGAAGCTGAGCGAGGTGAGCGCCAGTGAGCCCCGCCGAGCAGGGCGCCGCTGCCAGGCAGCTGGCGGAGCAGACCCGCCAGCACATGAAGGCCGCCGAGGCTGCCGCACAGGCCGCCGAAGCCGCCCGCCGCGCCGCCGAACAGCAGCGCTAACCCCCAGACCGCCGCGGTGGCGGTGTCCACCCCCGCCCCGCCACCGCGGCTTCCCACCTCCCACCACGCCTGAAAGGCACCGCCATGTCCAGCCAGACCCGTTCCGCGTTCCTCGCCGAGTACCGCTCCGCCCGCGCCGCCGGCGACTACGACCGCGCCCTGGAGATCGGCCTCGCCGCCATCGAGTACGACGCCAACCACCCCGACGAGACCTCCCTCATGGACGAGATCCGCGGCCTGCACCTCCCGGCCGCCGCCTGATGGCCGCAGCCCTGGTCTCGCACTACCACTGCCCGGCCTGCGGGCCCCTCGCCCTCGGGAAGACCCGGGCGATCTGCGGCCAGATCATCCCGCCGCCGGTCGTCGGCAACGGACCCACCCGCAAATGCCCCACCTGCAAGACCCTCCGCCGAACGCATCGAAAGGACCACCGCTGATGAACCTGTTCAGCCGCAAGCCCGAGGCCACCGCCCCCGTCGACATGGACATCGCCCGCCGAGCCGGCGAAGCCATCAACCGCGGCGACGTCCCCGAAGCCAAACGGATCGTCAACACGACCAGCAACCCCCGCGCCCACGCTTTCGCATCTTTCCGCTTCATCAACACCGACCAGCGCTGACCGGTTGCCCGATCCGTCCGTCTCGAACGGGCGGTGAGGGGAGCGAGGGACAGCCCCAACGCCCACCACCGGAAGGAACTCCCATGTCGAACCCGATCGCCGCGAAGGTCGCCGCCGCAGCAGCGCAGGCCGCCCGGCAGGACCCGACCCCCGCCAACATCGCCACCGCGAACGCCATCTGCGTCGACGCCGTGAACGCCGGCGCCACCGGCCACGAGATCCAGCAGGCCGTGCAGAACAACCGCTGACCGGCCGTCCGATCCGACTTCCAACCCAACCCGAGAGGACAACCCCATGCCGAAGTGGGCACTCACCGCCACCAGCCGGACCGGCCAAAAGGTCAACACGATCACCGGAGCAAGCAGCGACTCGGTGAACGTCTATAGCCAGGCCGACCTGGACCGGCGCCTGGAAGCCGCGAAGACCGACCCCCGCGACCTCGACATCACGGTCGAGCGCCTCAGCTGACTCTCATCCCCGGCCCGACCGAACCAGGGTCTACGCCTCAAACGCAGGCCGGGGCGCCAACCAGACCCCACCATTCCGACTCGACCTGAGAGGTCGCCATGATCCGCATCCTCGCCTGGCTGGCCCTGGCCGGATACCTCGCCCTCGTCGGCCTGTGGCCGGCCGCCGCCGCGCCCGTCGCACTCACCGCCGCCGGAGCCACGGCCGTCATCGCCGTCATCCCCGGGCCCGCGCTGGCACTGATCGCCGCCGCCGTCTGGCTCAAGCACCGGAACACCCCGACCGCTACCGCCTGAACTCCGAAAGGAAACCGATCACCGTGAGCAGCTGGTTCGAGGAGCGCCGCGCCGACAAGGAGCAGGCCGCCAGGCAGCGGCGCGAGGACCGCGCGTTCGAGTCCAAGCTGAGCCGCGACGAAGCGAGGGACGCCAAGAAGGAGCGCCGCGAGGAGGAAGCACAGCGGCGCCGCGACAAGGCCGCCCGCCGCCAGGCCCGCGCCGCTCGCCGGGAGAAGACCCTCACCCCCGGCAACGTGTACCGCAAGGGCACGCTCTTCCTGGTCGCCCTGTCCGCGCTGGCCTCCCTGCCCGCGCAGGTACTGCACTTCGTCGCCATCCACTGGATGCTGTTCCCGATCGGACCCGCGGTCGAGGGTGCCGCCTGGGTGATGGCGGCCGGAGTCGCCTACGCCGACGAGCGGAAGCTGCCCGCCTGGGTGCGGTGGCTGCTGCGCGTCCTGTCGCTGTCGGCCGCCGGATTCGCCGCCAACATCAACTTTCAGTACGGGCTCAGCCTCGCCGACCATGGCGTCAGCCCCGACAATGCCCGCGTGGCCGGCCTCGGGCTGGCTGCGGTCACCCTCGGCGGCCCGCTGTTCTTCGAAGTCCGCCAGTGGGTTCTCACCCTGACCGCCGCGGCGACCGACCCGAAGAAGCGGGCCGAGGAGAAGGCCCGCGCCAAGCATGAGAAGGACCGCGGCCGGACGTTCAAGGAGGTCGCCAAGCGGCAGAAGGCGCTGATGCTCGCCGCCCCCTTCGGGACTCTCAAGTCCGAGGACGCCTGGGCCCGCGCTTGGTGGGACATCGAGGGTGCGCCCGTCGGCGTCACCGCGAACGTCATCGCCGACCGGCTCGACGCCGAGGCCGATGTGTCGGGAGTCCTGGCCTACGCCGAGTGCACCCCGGAGCGGCTCGCCGTGGAGTCCCTCCTCGCTGACCTGTTCGGCCCGGAGGGCGGGGAGGGGGGTTCTTCCGGAACCCTTACCGGCGCCCCGAGTGGCGGTCCGCGTGGCGGCACCCCCAAGGCCCGCAAAACCCTTGGGGGTAAAGGGAAGGGCCCCGATCTGAGTACGGCCGAGACGGAGCCTCTCAAGCCCCTCGCTGAGGCAGATCTGGAAGCCGTCAGGAAGCTCGCCGGTGCGCTCGGCGGGACGGAGCGTTTGTCCGCCCGCAACGTCCGCGAAGCCGTCGGCTGCCGCAACGACTACGCCATCCGACTGCGCGACGCCGTCCGCGCCGAGAAGAAGGACTGACCCGCCATGGCCACGCCGCTGCCCGAGCAGCGTCACATGCTGACGCTCGTCCCGCCGCCCGCCAGCACACCCGTCTTCAAGGACGAGGAGCGCCCGGCATGGTCCGAGTCCGCCCGGACCGTTGCCGAGCACACGAATCGGATCGCCAGCCTGATCCTGCTGCCGCACACCTTCCGCGGCTACCGGCAGCTCGGCCGCCACTGGATCGACCGCTTCCGCGACGACTACCCGCAGATGATCGCCTCCACCGACCGGGCCATCCGCGCCGCCGCCGGCGACGTCAACCAGGAAGCCAAGCTGAAGGAACACCGCGCCGAACTGCGGGCCGAGTACAAGCGGCACCGGCTCCTCTACACCGGCAAGTCCGCCGGGGTGGCCGCAGCCGTCACAGGCGGCGGCATGTTCGGACTCGCCACCGGCAGCCTGTGGCTCGACCTGGCCGCCGCCGCGGGCGCCTGGGGGATCGGAGCCTTCCACGGCCGCGACCGCAGCAAGCCCGACGCCGACAGTGTGCTCGGCCTGCCCGCCGAGGAGGCGAACCGCGGCCACGGCTCCGTCACCCTCGAAGACCTCCCCGAAGGCGCCAAGCCGTTCCCGATCCGCCGGGCCGAGACGCCGCAGCAGGCCTCGGTGTGCGTGCTCCTCGCGATGGTCGCCGAGAACGTGCCCGTCGCCGAGGTGTGGGACATGGAGCGGCAGCCGTGGGGCTGGCAGTGCAAGGTCCGCGTCGGCGAAGGCACCCCGGAAGCCGTCCTCAAGGCGCAGGGCGGCCTGGAGACCCGGTTCGACGTGGCGACGAACGGCGTCCGGACGCAGCCGATGAAGGAGCGGCGGGCCTGCGCGATCCTGCGGCTCGTCGAGACGGACCCGTTCGCGACCGCGCCCGGCCTGCCGTACCGGGCCCCGCTGTCCATGTCGATCACCGACCGGTTCCGGATCGGCACATCCGTCGGCGGAGACCCGCTCGAGGTGTCCCTCGCCGGCGTGATGGGCCTGTGGGTCGCCGCATCCGGCGGCGGCAAGACCGGCATCCTGCAAGCCCTCGCAGAGGGCACTACCGCCTGCTACGACAACATCACCGTCGACATCGACCCGTTCGGCGACGGCCTGGAAGACCTCGGCGACGCGGTCCGCCTCACCGCCCGCACCAACCAGCAGATCGAATCGACCCTGCTGTTCTTCCTCGTCATGTCCAAGGCGCGGGCCCGGCTCCGCAAGAAGCTCGGCATGGGCCGGAAGTGGATCGCCAGCCGCGAACACCCGGCGGTCACGATCTTCTTCGACGAGTTCCCGAAGGCCACCGAGCTGTCCAAGGAACTGGCGATCGCCCTCATGCTGGTCGGCCGCAAGGAACTGATCCAGGTCGAGTTCGCCTCACAGGGCTCGACGACCGCCTACCTGCAGCAGAACATCGCCCAGATGATCGCCCTCAAGGGCGTCGGCCCGTGCAAGGTCGGCGACACCCGCGCCGTGTTCGGTGACGACTCCGTGCGCGAGGGCTACCTCCCGCACAGGCTGTCCCCGGCCACCGACACCGACCCCAAAGACGCTGGCCATATCTACATCCAGGGCGTGCCCGGCATGCCGGATGAGCCGATCGAGTACGCCGTCCACGAGGCGCCGTCCGAGACGTTGCGGAAGCTGGCCGAGGAGCGCAAGGCCGCCGGCCTGGTCGAGCCCGACCAGGAGTCGCTGCGGGCCATGGCCGACGTGGACCTGCCCGACATCGGGATGCCGCTGCCGAAGCTCCTGACCTGGGAGCAGTTGCTGCGGCTGTGCGACGCCGACCCGGGCGACGGCATGACCGTCGACGGGCCCGCCCGTGCCGTCATCGAGGATGCGGTCGCGGTCATGGAGAAGGCGCGCGTCGACCGGATGAAGACCGAGGTGCTCCTGCTGGCCCTGCGTGACTTCGACGCGGACGCCTACCTGGAGGCGACCGTCGACGAGCTGAAGGCCCGACTGAAGGAGGCCGGCGCCGGATCCCCGGAGACGCTCGGCCGGATCGGCGAGGAGCAGAACCCGCGCGGCTACAAGCTCGCCAAGCTCACCACCCTACTGTGACCGCTATGCGAAGTATGCACCGCTGATCAGGGCCTGCTCAGCCCTGATCAGGACGCATCCCTGCAGGTCGCAGCCGCTCACGCCGCTGCGCACGACCTGCTCACCGACTGCTCTGAGCACCCCCTGATCGGACGCCTGAGCGGCTCTGACCTGCACCAACGCCTGCTGAGCAGACCTGAGCAGCGAGAACAAACCATCACACACCCGACAGGAGATCACCCATGGCCGGACGCACCTGGCAGCCCACCAAAAGGGGTGCCAAAGACCTCAACCGCTGGCTCAGCAAGGGAAAGACCGTCTACACGATCAACCGCATGGCCACCAACCTCGGCCGCTACGAGGACAGCCACACGTACAGCGCGCACACCTTCGACCGGCAGTCCGGGACCACCGGCGAGTGGATGACCGGCCACCTGTCCGCTTCCGGACTCCTCGGCCAGAGCGGCGCCGTCTACGAGAAGCCCCCGGCCGGCATGCGCGACATCGCCAAGCCCGGCCGGCAGGTCGCCGGACCGCTCCCTCGCGGCTACCGCGGCGTCCTCGACGAGGCCGAGATCCGGGGCCTGGAGAAGCAGGTCCGCGACAGCAGCGATCCGAAGAAGCGGCGCTGGGGTCGCTGACTTCGCCGGGGCGCCCCTCGAATGCCTGGCAGCGACCAGGGGCGCCCCGCCTCCCGCCCGAACCAGAGCGACCGAACAGGAGATCATCATCATGACCGACGAACAGTGGGAAGCACAGAACAGCGGCCTCGGCCCCGACGAAGCGACCGCGCGAGGCCTGTGCGGGTGCTGCGGCGGCAAGACCGTCCTCTACACCGCCTTCGGCGGCGTACAGCGGGCCGTGCCCTGCCCCGAGAAGTGCAGCAACGGCAAGGCCAAGCGATGACCACCGCCACCCTCGCGCCGACCAGGCCCGCAGTCCTCGACCTCGACGCGCGACTCGCCCTCGCCGAGGCCGCCATGACGCTCCGCCTCGACCAGGCCGCTGTCGCCTTCGAGGTCAACACCGCGCACCTGCCCGCCGCCGACCCCATCCCGTACATCGACGCGGCGCCGATCCTGCCGCCGCCCACCCGCCCCCACGCCACCCCCGTCGCCGCGCTCCTCCACGACGCCCGGCTGCTGCTCGAGGAACGCGGCTGGTGCGCCGGCTCCATGCACGGCGAAGACCGGCAACTCTGCCTGTACGGCGCCCTCCGCGCAGCCGCGGTCGGCGGCGGGCCCCTCGACCAGGCGATGACCGCGCTCCTCGAAGCCATCCGCCGCGACTACCCCGACGCCGTCTCCGTGCCCGCCTGGAACGACCAGCACGGCACCGCACGCCTCGCGGCCCGCTACCTCGACCGCGCCACCGAACTCGCCGGCGCCCGCGGGCTGTAAGCCACACCGACAACCCCGAGGAGGACTGACCCGATGGCAGTACGACAGGAAACCTGCTTCGTCGCCGTCTGCGACCTGTGCGGCACGAGCGAAACCACCGCCGAATACACGCCCCACGCGCCCACCGAGCAGGCCGTCATCGACATCGTCACCGAGAAGTGGGGCGATCCGAAGGACGGCTGGACGCTCACCGTCGACGGCCGGCTCGTGTGCGACACCATCGACGACGAAGCGCACCGGACGGCTCACGAGGAAGCGGGCAAGACCATCAGCGGCTGTGCGATGACCGTGACGTTCAGCTGACCGCAACGCGCAAACCCTCGACCACAACTTGACAGTTCCGCCCCACCGAAGCCATGATCTGCTCAACTAGCCTTCGTGCGCTTTGAGGCCCGCCACACTGGTGGGCATTTCGCCATTTCTGGGGGAGGTGAGCGATGCCTCCCGGCTACGTCACGGCCTCGGATGCCGCCTATTACGCGGGTGTCCCCGTCGGCACGATCTGGCGCTGGGCGAGCGAAGGCCGAGTCCGCAAGACGGGCAAGGGCAAGCAGGCCCGCTACTACGTCTTCGACCTCATCAAAGCCCCGCGCGACGAGTACACGCGCGAGCAGCTCGCCCCCGGCGTCGCCCCGCCACTGCCGGCGGGAGCCAAGGCCGCCTGATCATCCCGCCGTTCGCCAGGAGGCCCCCATGCCCGACGAGTACGTGCTGCGGCTGGAGGCCTCCGGCGAGGTCACCCCCGCCCAGCCCGCCGACGAACCCGAGCCTGAGGAGGCCGAGCAGTGACCGCAGGACTCGCCCCCAGCCTCGTATCCGGATGGCTCGACACGCTCCGCGTGGCAGGCAGCGGCGGCACCGCCTACGGCCCCGTCGTCGGCACGTTCGCCCAGTTGCATACCGGCGACCCCGGCGCGGCCGGCACCGCCAACGTCAGCGTCGGATCCACGACCCGCAACAGCTTCGTCTTCTCCGACTCGTCCGCCGGCTCCGCCGTGTCGTTGGGCACCCCGCCCGCGGCGTGGACCAACGGCGGCACCAGCGAGACGCTCACCCACATCTCGGTGTGGACCGCCAGCTCGGCCGGAACGTTCCTCTTCTCGGTGGCGCTGACCGCCAGCAAGGCGTGGGCGTCCGCCGACACCTTCAACCTCTCCACGCTCACCGCGGCGATCACTCCCCAGGCGGCCTGACGCCCTGACAGGGAGGGGCCGTGGCGAGCTTCACCGACGACTTCAACCGCGCCGACAGCAGCGCCCTCGGCGCCGGATGGGTCGAGGTCAGCGGCGACTGGTCGATCGTCTCCAGCCGGCTCTCGGCGGGCGCGGCGGGCGGCACGATCATCCTTCGCGCTGCTGGTGCGATGGCCAGCAACGACCACTACGCGCAGGTCACGATCGCCACTACGGCGGCGGTCAGTCACGGCGTGTGGTGCCGCGGCAATACGAACATCAGCCAGGGCTATCTGTGGCGCAACGACGGCTCCAGCTGGAACCTGTTCAGCGTCGTTGGCGGCAGCTTCACCTCGATCGGCAGCTTCGCCGGGGCCGCCGTCAACGGTGACGTCGCCAAGGTCCAGGCGGTCGGCTCGCTGATCAAGGGCTACGTCAACGGCATCGAGCGCGTCTCCGTCACCAACACGGCCGTCACGACCGGCACCAGCGTCGGCCTCCGATCCGAGTCGGCCGGCGCCCTCCGCTTCGACGACTTCGCCGCGGCCGACATCGTCGCCGGGTCCACGGGCGACGCGGCACTCTCCGGCACCGGCACACTGACATCGGCCGGCACCCGGGGCGCCATAGGAGCCTCCGCCCTGGCCGCGACCGCGACCCTGACCACCACAGGCCTGCGCGCCACGACAGGCAGTGCAGAACGCCAGACCACAGCCACCCTGGCAGCAGGCGGAGTACGCGGTGCCGCCTCGGCGGCCGGCCTCGCGCCTTCGGCGACCCTGACCGCTACCGGCTCCGTTGGAACCGCGGGCCAAGCCGCACTGACCGCGACCGCCGCACTCGCTACGGACGGGACACGCGGAGCCCAGACCGGCGCCGCACTCGGCGCCACAGCTGACCTCACCGCTCAAGGGCAGACCGCCCACAGCGGCTCCGCCACCCTCGCGGCCACAGCCACGCTTACAGCCGAAGGGGCAACCGGCGCACCACCCGTCCTCGCCGACGCCGCCCTGACCGCGACGGGCACGCTCACCGCTACGGGCGCCCGCGCGACCACCGCAGCAAGCACCCTCGAAGCCGCGGCGACCCTCGCGGCAGCAGGGGCCACCGCGGGCACCATCGCCGCCGCGCTGGCCGCTACGGCAACGCTCACCGCCAGCGGGACCACGGGCATCAGCGGCGACGACGTCGACATCACCGTCGGCGCCCCCTACAGCCCGTGGGCGGCAGGCCAGCCCTACGCGTCCGCGTGGACCGTGCAGGCTCCGCAGGCCAGCGACTGGGAGGTGGGCTCGCCGTGCTGATCCCCGCCTCCTCCACCGAGTACCTGCACATCCCCGTCACCGCGCCCGCCGGAGTCGACCTCACCGGAGCACCCGTGAAGATCGCTGTGGTGGCGCACGCGGACAACCCGGCCGTCTCCGAGTGGCAGACCGCCGAGTGGGTGGACGCCGACGCTCGGATCCTCATCGGACCCGACGGCGGAGCGCTCGAACTCGACCCCGGCAACTACCGGGTGTGGATCGCCGTCGATCCCGCCGGAGCTGAAAACGTCGTCCGCAGGGCCGGTGGGTTGAGCGTCCAGTAGCGCAGCGCCGCGTGGCCATCCGCCTGACGGGTGCACTACCGATACGCGACCATGGGCAGCTCAACCGCGACCCGTGGGGGCACCGTGTTCGGCAGCAAGAAGAGCGACGACGAGAAGGCCGCAGCCAGACGTCAGCGGCAGATCACCGCAGCAGCGGCCTCAGCCGGCTTGACTGTCATGGGAGGGCAGTTCAGGGCCCCCAATCAGGATCCCGTGCCCGCTGATGGGGCTCGTATCACCATCGAGCGTGGGGAAGAGGCTGGTAAGCGCGTCACGGCAACCCGAGTGCTTCTCACGGGCCTGTTCGCGCTGGCCTTGAAGAAGGACATGAACCAGCTGTTCATCACCATCGAGAACGGCGACAAGGTCATGCTCTGCCCTGTACCTGCTCGCAAGGAAGCCCAGGCGAGAGTGCTGGCCACCCTGGTCAATGGGGAGGCAACAGGGGTGGACAAGGGCGAGTAGCCCCCAGGGGCACATCCAGGGGGTATCCAGGGGTGAGGGGAGGGGTGGGATGCCTACCTCTCCTCCCTCTCGGTGTACCGAGGGTGGATGCAGCGAGCTCACGACCGAGGGGCGCTGTGATGCGCACAAGCGCAAGGCATGGGTCAACCGTTCGAAGGCTTGGGGCTCGGGCAGCACACGCAAGTGGCGTGCGTTCAGGGCTGCAAGGCTTGAGGCAGAGCCTCAGTGCCGATGGTGCGGAGCCAAGAAGGATCTTGAGGTCGATCACATCATCCCGCTGAGCCAGGGAGGCTCGAAGTGGGATCCCGACAACGTGCAGACGCTCTGCGAGAGCTGTCATGAGGTCAAATCGGGGCAGGATCGGCGCCAGAGGACACATCCTGAGGGCTCCAGGCTCACATTTTGAGGCCCTGACACGCTAGAATTGGCTCTTGGACGGGCCTCGAACGGCCCTTCCGGGAGTCGTTTTTGAGGCCTCTGAGCGTCTCAAGATCGGGATTTTCGCTCCGGATTACCTCCCCGAGGGGGGAGGGGGAGTCAAAATCACCAAAACGGACATCCTGGACAGCGCCGCGGTGAATCCGGAAGGCGCACGTTCAAGCTGATCACCCCCCTTCGTCACACTGAGTAGGCGCAGGGGGTGTCATGCCCTCGGCAGCCACCCCCTCTCTTGATCAGTCGACCGCCCGCACCTCCCAGTGCGGCGAGTGTGGAGTGGTGTTCGAGGTCAAGGCCAGAGCTGGCCGCCTGCCAAAGCGCTGCCCCGAGCACAGCCTGGGCTACCGCGACTGCTCGTCCTGCGGGACAAGGTGTCGGCCTCGACCGGGCAATGAATTGTGCGCCCAGTGCTTCGCGTCCCAGTGCAAGCAGTGTGGAAGCAGGCTGGCCTGGCCGCTGAAGTCGTACTGCAACGACGCATGCAAGTCGGAGCACCGACGTAGGGGTCCCATCTCCTGCGAGGGGTGCGGGAAGGTGATCCATTCCCCTGCGCCTGCGCAGTCGTTCTGCAGCGTCCCGTGCCGACGGAGGGCATATCGTCGACTTAAGCCGACGGTCGCCAACGGGCCCCGCAGGGCAAGGCCCTGGGACGAGAAGCGGAAGGCGAACTCGCAGCGGCGCAGGGCCTTGATCTACACCACCACGGTGGAGCGGATCGAACCGCGCCAGGTGTTCGACCGGGACGGCTGGGTGTGCCGCATCTGTGGCAACGGCGTGGACCAGAAGCTGAGACATCCCGACCCGATGAGCCCGAGCGTCGACCACGTGGTGCCGCTATGCAGGGGTGGAACCCACACCTGGGACAACGTGGCCTGCACGCACCTGCAGTGCAACCTGCAAAAGGGTGATCGGTAGATCTTGTGAGGGGGTGCCACGTGCCCTCTCCGAAAGCCCGCCCTGCGGGTCTCAAGCTGATCGAAGGGTCCCGCCCCGGCCGTGACTCCGGTGGACGGAAGGTCCCGGAGCCGCCAGCTTTCAAGCGCGTTCCTCCTGAAGCTCCCGACTGGCTGCCGGATGAGGCGCGAGCCGAGTGGGACCGGGTCGTCGCAGAGCTCTCTCGCCTCGACCTCTTGAAGCCTGCGGACCGGGCTGCTCTGACCGCCTACTGCCTGACCTGGGATCGCCTCGTTCAGGCGCAACAGCAGATGCAGGAAGACGGGTCCGTGCTGGCCAGGAACAGCCAGGGGACAGTCCGGCATCCGGCGGTGGCGGTGATCGAAGCGGCGTCGAAGGAGCTGCGCGCGTGGGCAGGTGAGTTCGGGCTGACACCTTCGACCGAGTCGAGGGTGGGCCGGCAGGGGGGCGACGATGGGGACGCGGAGAACCCGTTCGCCAGCTCCGGCTGAGCTGGGCATCTGCGCCGAGGTCGCCTGGTACATGAAGTCTCGCGGCATTCCGCTGCCGGACTGCCCGCCGAAAATTCAGACTCCGTCGCCGGGCGAGGCGCCGGGCGCCGTGTTCGATCCGGCCCGCGTGGACCGGGTGCTGAAGTCGTTCCATCTGCTGCGGCATACGCAGGGCAAGTGGGCGGGCAAGCCTCTGGACCCGGACCCGTGGCAGGTCGCCTACATCATTGCTCCGGTGTTCGGCTGGGTGCGATGGGACGACGAGGCCGAGGGCTACGTCCGTATCGTCCGCAAGCTGTACGTGGACGTGCCCAGGCGTAACGGCAAGACGACCCTGAGCGGCGGCATCGCCGTCTATCTGATGGCCGCCGACTCCGAGCCGGGCGCGCAGGTGTATGCGGCGGCCACCTCGGAGAAGCAGGCCCGCTACACGTTCGACCCGATCAAGACGATCGCGGAGCGGGCGCCGGCGCTGAAGGGCAACGTCAAGGCGTTCACGAAGAAGATCACCCACCCGGCGTCGGGCTCGTACTTCACGGTCGTCTCGTCGGTGGCCGAGGCTCTGCACGGCGCGAACGTGCACGGCGGGATCATCGACGAGCTGCATGTGCACAAGTCCCCGGACCTGGTGGAGACGATCGAGACGGGGACCGGCTCGCGCCGTCAGCCGCTGGTCATCATCATCACGACCGCGGACGAGGGCAAGCAGGAATCGATCTATGACCGCAAGCGCCAGTATGTGGAGCAGCTGGCCCGCGGGGCCCTGCACGACGTGGACACCTACGGCGTGGTGTGGGGCGCGGACGAGAGCGACGACCCCTTCTCGGTGGAGACGCAGCGCAAGGCAAACCCGGGCTACGGGGTGAGCCCGAGCGCGGCCTATCTGAAGGGCGCCGCCGCTGAGGCGCAGCAGTCGCCGGCCGATCTGGCGAAGTACCTGCGCCTGCACTTGGGAATCCGCACGAAGCAGTCGACCCGGTTCCTGCGGCTGGAGGACTGGGACGAGAACGCCGGCCTGGTGGACGAGCGGGCGCTCAAGGGGCGGGAGGCGTATGGCGGCCTGGACTTGGCCAGCACCTCGGACTTGTGTGCGCTGTGCTGGCTGTTCCCCGACGACAGCACCGGCACCCTGGATGGGCTGTGGCGGTTCTGGACGCCGGAGGACAACCTCAAGGCGCTGGACAAGCGGACGGCCGGGGCGGCTTCCCGCTGGGTGCGTGAGGGCTTCCTGGTGGCGACGCCGGGGAACGTCGCGGACTACGACTTCATCAAGGAGCAGATCCGCCGGGACCGCGACCTCTTCAAGGTCAAGTCGATCGGCTACGACCCCTGGAACGCCTCGCAGCTGACGAACGATCTGGTCTCCGAGCGGGCTCCGATGGTGAAGGTCCGGCAGGGTTTCGCGACGATGTCGCCGGTCCTGAAGGAGATTCAGCGGCTGGTGCTGGGCGGTACGCCGGAGGCTCCGGCGCTGCGGCATGGCGGGCATCCGGTGGTGCGCTGGTGCGTCGACAACCTGGCTGTGGCGATGGACCCGGCCGGGAACGTCAAGCCGGACAAGGCCAGCAGCGGCGACAAGATCGACGGCGTGTCGGCTCTGGCCACGGCGATGGCCGAGGTTGTCGCGCGGCCCCCGCGGCGGAAATCCCGCTACGCGGACGAGGACGAAATCATGGTCGTGTAGCGGCCGGGGGGAGGCCGCATGTTCGCCTGGCGTCGTACCGCGGTGCGTAAGCGGGTCGTGGTCAACCTGGCCGACAAGGCGTTCTCCGGGATCCTGTGGGCGAAGCGCGGCCCGCTGCTGGTGCTCCGCGACGTGGAGTTGCTGGAGGCGGGCCGGGCTCCTCAGCCGGTGGACGGCGAGGTCGTCATCGAGCGGGCGAGGGTCGAGTTCACCCAGGTGCTGGCGACGGGCGGTGGCTGATGGCTTTCGTGGTCTCGTCGGGTGAGCTGGCGGTGACGGGGGCCGGGGTGACGCCCGGGTATGCGGCGATGCCGCTGCCGGCGGCTCCGTGGGAGTACGAGACGATCTGGCGCACACAGCCACAGGTGCGGACAGTCATCGGCTTCCTCGCCCGCAACATCGCCCAGCTCGGGATCCACACGTTCCGCCGGGTCAGCGACACGGACCGGGAACGGCTGACGGATCACCCGCTGGCGCGGCTGCTGGCGGAGCCGATGCCGGGCATGACGCAGTACCGGTTCGTCGAGCGGATCGTCTCGGACGTCGCCCTCTACGACGACTGGTTCGGGATCAAGCTCAGGCTGAACGGGCAGCTGCGGATCCTGCCGGTGCCGCCTTCACTGATCCGCCCCTACGGCGGGAACTGGATCCGGCCGGAGTACTACGAGACGGCGGGCGGCCGGGACTTCGCTGTCGATGAGGTCATCCACATCCACGGCTACGCGCCCGACAATCTGACGATCGGGTCGTCGCCGATCGAGTCGCTGCGTGAACTGCTGCTGGAGTCGTCGGAGGCGGCCAAGCAGCGGGCGCAGATGTGGAAGGGTGGGGCCCGCCTGACGGGCGTGCTGAAGCGGCCGGCCGACGCCCCCGAGTGGGGGGCCAAGGAGAAGGTTCGCTTCCGGGAGATGTGGCGGTCGTTCACCTCGGGGGGCGGCGCCGAGGGTGGTACGCCGATCCTCGAGGACGGCATGGAATACGTGCCCGTCGGATTCAACCCGGAGCAGGCGCAGTACATCGAGGCGCGCAAGCTGACCCGGGAGGAATGCGCTGCGGCGTACTTCATCCCACCGCCGCTGATCGGCATCCTCGACCACGCCACCTACTCCAACATCAAGGAGCAGCACGCCCACCTCTACCAGGACACCCTCGGGCCCTGGATGGTGATGCTGCAGCAGGAGATCGCGGCGCAGGTCCTCGCTGACATGCCGGGCGACAACCGGGACGTCTACTGCGAGTTCAACATCGACGCGAAGCTGAGAAGCTCGTTCGAGGAGCAGGCGGTCG